CCGCCAGTTAGCACGCTCGCGTAGGCGTAGCTCTCTGCGATATTCAGGAGACTGATTGTCTTGGGCGATCTTCGGCGCTTTGCTTTCTTTCTGCGTGCCATGTTCAATCTGTTAAGAAAGGAGGCTTATAGTTTTCATTCAAACGATTGAGCGGGCGCAAACTGTCCATCTGGACCGCGGTCAACCACAACGGCGTCTATGGTATTCATCTTCTGGTGCGCGATCGATTGAATCATTTGAGCTATAGCGCCTTGGATCGGGTTCGGAGGCTCGAACTCTCCAACGCCACCCGACATTAGCTTGTCAATTAGAGCTGTAATCGCCACGGCGAGCTTCTCATCGATGTCTTGGAGTCCCTGGTCGAGGTGCATTCTGATCCAATGAGCCAGGAATCCGATCGCGGCAAGGTTCAGGAGGCTCAATGCGGCCAGAATTGCGATTTCAAGGGCTACCATGTCTGTCCTCCAGCCGTCGTCCGTCCATAATACTGCTGTCCTCCTCTCATTTTGCCCTCCAACCCTCCCACCCATAGTCGCTGCCACTATTGATGGTTGCTCTCCGTGTTTTGTGGCATACCTTCGGAATAGTGGCGACCTTATGTCAATAGACAGAGAGCCTGTGAATAGTGGCGGTATTATTAAGGGCGATAAGAGGCAGGGTCGGTCATGAAGCAGGGACTCTGGCAGTGCGGCCAGTGCAGGCAGTGGTGGATCTACAAGGTGGAACCCCACACAGAGCGTCTGAACCGCGAATGTCTCCGATGTGGCAAGAGAGTACGGGCAACGATAGATCGGCGCCCAGGGCGGCGCGGAAGGCCCGCAACGGTGAGAGTTGAGCAACGGCCCAGCTACATGCCGCACTCTGCCCTCGAGCACGAGCGCCAAGCCAGGAACAAGCACTGGAGGCGGCGACCTGCGATCAACGAATTCACCAGGGCGTCGAAGCTGGAGGAATGGGAGGGAGTTGAATGAATTGCAAAAAATGCAAATGGATCATGACCGACGAGACTTGCTGGCATTGTGAATACTTGGAGAGGTGTGGTTGAATGGGTTGTCTATGTCCGTTTCATTCGGAAAACGAAGATTGGGAGAGTGTTAGTCTTAAGATCGAATGCGTCGGTACTTCTGCCGGTACTTCTGAACACTTAGTCTGGCATCGGTTCTGCCCGATATGTCGCCAACATTGGTTTGTGAAGATCGATCTCCCTGATGAGCGGCAGATTTTCGTATTGCAAAAGGATTTGGTGCGTGAGAAAAATGAATAACTCCCAATTCTGGACTTGGACCGATTATTGGCAGGGCTGGGACTTCATGTCAGACGAACAAGAAGAGCAAATGTTGCTCGAAGACTGGGACGAAGAGCTCTTCTGCGAGCTCGATCCCTGCATCTCCGAGCGAGATTTGAGAATAATCATGATCTGCATGGAATGTGGAAATGCGCTCGATTGCTGTATTTGCAAGGTCCAGACCCCCATCCCCCCCCCAGCCGAGAGCCTTCAGCACCCCTCCCAGTGAGTTCGATTTTCTCAAGCTTGAGATTTTACGTCTTTTCCGTAATTAGGACTCGTCCGGTGGTCATCAGCCAAACCCACGCTTTGATGACGGTGGGGGCGGCCTTCTCCGCAACATCCATCGGCGTGTCAGTCCCAAGATTGAGGGGATTGATGGCGAGGTCAACCGGATCCATGAGATAGGCCTTCATCGCATCCCCGTAATTTTCATAGAGGCCATTGGAGATCTCCCGAAGAATCCCCTTGTCGAGATCAATGACTCCGGTTGCCTCCAGAAGACCAGTGATGAGGAGCATAGCCGAGGAATCGCTGAGAAGAGCTACGAGAGGAGTCGCGATCTTGTTGACCTGGTAAGCGGCGATCATGCTGTCGAGTTGCTCGCTCTGTTTGTCCTGCAGGCTGACGCGATACTCGATCACCTGGTCAGGCTTTCTCTTAGTCATGAGAACGCACCGGCCAGATCAGAGAAGAGGGCCATGACATGACCCGCGCCCAGGAGCCAGCCGAGGACGAATGCGAATGCGTTGTCAACGACGATCCGTTGAACTTGCTCGGGGAAGCTCTCGTCACTCATCTGGCTTCACCGGCCAGTTGTCTGCAGCATCGTTGGCGGTGTCATGATCCTGGGGAAGATCACGCAGTGCCTGGCGATACTCCTTCCAGGGATTACTGAGCACGACATCCTTGAGTCCTCGCCAATCGCTTTTTTCCAATTCGTCGTTCCTGATCGAGCGGACATGATCCCAGTCAACATCGAAGAAGACTGGCTCGCCGCCGTCGGTGGTGATTGTTCGGAATATCATGATTCCAACCACACAAAGACTCGATAGGACCATCCAGAACCACCGTTCCATAAATCGTCTGCTGACACATCGGCGGGGGCTGATGTGATTTCAGTATCTGACATAACGCCCAGGACTTGATTTGCTGTGACGAGAGCTGCTTGACCTGAGAAGACTTGTCCGGTGGACCCGTTGGGTGCGGTCGTTACGATCGGGTCTTCAGTGCCGCTCTTCGAGACCGAATAGTAATACATCGATCCGGCGGTGAATGTGAGAGAACCGGTCGACGCCTCAGTGAACGAGGTCACTCTCTGGACGCCTGTCGAGTCCGTGGCGATCGTTGCATAACCGAGCATGGTGGCAGGGATGCCATTCGTACCCGAATAAAATCCGACGTAGAGGTTCTGACTGGTCGTCGCTGAGGTGACGTTGATGTTACACGCTGCAGGAGCTCCGGTGAAAGGTGCGATGAACGGATTATAGAATTGATAATCTTCATTGAAGTTGACCGTTGTGACGCTACCCGATCCGCAATAGATCGGAGCTTGTATCGCCAGGTTCCAGAACTCGCCCCCATATCCGGAAGCTGCGTTGTAGTCTGCAGTGTTCTGCCAAGTCACCGCTCCTGCCCCAGCCTCGAGGAGACCGTCCCATTCACCAGCTACACAGAGTCGTGCCAAGTTGACGATGATTAGGTCAACCATCTCTTGTTCATTCATGTCCTCGATCGAGATGGGTTCGCCGGTACTCTGCAGCTGTGCGAACGTCACACTGTCCAGGTCGAGGTTCTGCAGTAGTGGGAAGACCCTCCTCGAGGGTTTACGATCCTCTGATCTAACCAAGCAGACCATCCCATTCCTGTTTGACTGACAACCTGGCAAAGTTGACGATGATAAGACGGACTAATTCTTCTCGATTCAAGTCCTCGATGGTGATTGGATCCCCGACACCCTGTACATCGGAGAATTGGATTTGAGTTTCCTGGTCGCCCGCCTCGAGGGTTTTGGTTTTCAATAGCTTGTATACGCGCGGGGAGATCGGATGTGTCATCATCTCAACCCCATAGTTAGCATGACAAAACCCCAGAAGTTGTCAGGGATGCCGACGCCTGGCATGCTGGGCCGTACTCCAGGCACACCAGGAGCGCCGACGGGGGTTACTGGAGTTGGTTTGTAGTCGACACCAGGGAAGTCAGAGGGTCGATATCCTGGAGGGAGAGCTGCTTGACCGCCCTGTCCAGGGAACTGAAGGCTCGGAACTTGCACCATCGGCCGCGTCCTCACTTGAGCTGCTTCGACCTGGTCTTAGCTATGCGCTCGATCGAGTCGAGGTCTTTGGTCGAGATGAAGCCCCTCAGATAGAGCTTCTTCGACTTCGAGAGGATTTCTGCTAATCTTCGTCGGCCAACGGCCTTCGTCATTTTCGCCATCAGATCACGCTCAGGCGTTTGTCAAGAACTGGAACTTGTAATTCAGTGCGATCGGTACAGAGGCGAACGCGAACGCCGGTTGCTGAGTGATCGGGTTCGTTGCGCTGCAAGAACCGATGACGTTACCGAGGGCATCGACGGCGGCGAAGCCTTGATCCTCGATCTTAGCGCCATCGACAGAAGTTCCGAACCATTTCACGATCCGGTCGCCGAATAATGTGTCTCCCAACGAATTCGAAGTTTGCAAATCGATAAGCTCGTTTGTAGCTCCACCTGTCGGTGTGACGTGGAAGATTCTCGAGACTCCTCGAGCTGTATAGACTCCAGCACTTGCTCCGCGATCAGCGGCAGTCTGGCTCATGACTCTGACGATGTCACCAGCTCTGAGTGTGTATGGTTGGCATAGCGCAGGCGATCCGTCCACGACAGCACCCTTGATTGACCAGGGGATGATAGCCGCGACGAGTCCTTGACTGAGGATGTAGCAGTACCCCACGCCCGTGTCACAAGATACCAGGCCAGAGATGACGGTCTTGCCAGGAGCGAAGTCACCGACGTTCGCTGCCGTCACTGTCTC